CATGGAGATTCAATTGTTTATGGTAATACAAGAATTTGTGATAATGCAAAAGTTTTTGAAGATGCAAGAGTTTTGGATCATGCAATGGTTTTTGGTTATGCAAGAGTTTGTGGTAATGCAAAAGTTTTTGAAGATGCAATGGTTTGTGGTGATGCAATAGTTCATGGTAATACAAAAGTTTTTGGAGATGCAATAGTTCATGGTAATATAATTGTGGAAGATTTAAAATGAGAAAATATAAAATAACAAAAAAGAAGGTGTTAGAAAATGAAAATAACTGATCTTTGGAGCTTGCACTTTGAAAATTTCTTAATTCAAATTGAAGGGACTGCAATAGAAGCAGAAGAATTAAAGAAAAATCTTACAGAATTATGTCCAACTAAAAACTTTTTCATAAGTAGAGTGAAAGGGGGGGAAAAATGACTGAAGCAACTGAAAAACAGATAAAATATGCATTAAGTTTAGGTATAGATGAAGCAGAAACATACTCTAAAGAAGTATTAAAAGAGCTTATACAAAAGAAAGTAGGTAATGTAGTCCCTAAACTAGCTAATTCTAAGCCACAAATTCAAGAGATTATAGCAAGTAGACACGATGTAGTAATACAGAGAACAGAGAAACCACACTCTTACGAATTTGGGAAGGCTAGTGATAGACATAAAATATACTATAATCTTGTAGGGGAATTAAAAGAACATATTGAAGGTTTACACGAAGCAGGTTTAATAGAAAATGACATCGAAACAACACTCAAAGCCTAAAGAAGATTTAGGTATTAAAATAGGTTCTCCTAATATGGTATTTTGGAGAGATGTTAAAGAGAAAACTAAGGTAGAAATAGAGAATATTAAGAAAATGCTTAAATTTAATGAAGCAATACTAGAAATGGCTAGTCTTAAGTATAATATTGAAGAAGAGTATTTTAATAAGACTGGGGGAAGAAAGTGAAAACAAGTAAATTGATTACTTTAGATGTGGAGTTATTAAAGAGTTTAGATACTCTTAACGCTTCTAAGCTCATAAATGGTCTCCTTATTGATTATTTCAATACAGGAGGTCATTTAAGGAAGCAAGAGCTAATAGACAAAATACAAGTAAATGAGGCTAAAGTCTCACAATTAAACGAAGAAATAAAACAAATGGCAGAGAATTTAACATATTTAGAGGTAGAAGAACAAAGGGCTAAAGAGATGTTTAAGGGAGTCCCTAAAGAGATAATTGATGATTTTAGGTTTTATCCTAAGATGACAGAGGAAATATTTGAGAACCGATATAATGAATTATATAGGGGTAAATACAATATATCCTGGAAAGAATTAAAAAAGGTATTCATAGAGGTTAAAAATAGCAAAGAAACTAATAAAAGCTAAGAGGTGTATGGTCTGTGGTAAGATATTGAATTCTAAGAATAAGAGTGGTCTTTGTTCTTATCATTATGTAGAGAAATGGAAATATATAAATAAAAATGGGAAAAAACAAGAATTACGAAAGAGGAGTTAGATTTGAAAGAGAAGTTGTTAAGATATTCAAGAACGCAGGGTTTCAAGGGTTAAGAACAGCAGGATCTCATAGTCCTTATGATGTTGTAATATGGAAAGAAACAGCAGAGAGTAAGAAAGTAGCTTATGTTTCCTTTATACAATGTAAGACTCATAAGATTAAACCTAAAGAATAGGGTAAATACTAACATTTAACTAATTCATATATATATATATATATATATATATATAAATATGATAATATAAGTATAATTCCTTTACTTTATACTAAATATACCTATACTAAACATTTATTAAGCCATATTACTTTAATCCTGTAGGGATTAAGCATATACTTCTAGTTGTTTTGTATTAGGGTTTTAGTATAAAGTAACCCCAAACAGCCCCATCCCACCCCCATTTTACCTGATTTCTACTTACTAGAGGGACTCATACGCCACTTACTAGAGGGACTTGCCTTTGTAATTATTGACGTTTCCCCCACTTGTTGTTTACCTTCCCCCGCTTAACTACTGCTTGCTGGCTGTTCGGCTGTTAAAAGGCGACGTTGAGTTATTCGGTATACCGAAAATGCCTAACCCCCCAGACTTTTTTTTTATTTTAAAAAACATTAAAAAAAAATACAGAAACCTATATATACTTTTTATTCTTTTTAATTAAAGAAAAAGATGAACCACCAAGAGATAGTATATGATGGATGGCAAAAGCAAATATTAGCTTATGATGGAAATGTCTTATTATGCACTGGTCGGCAAGTAGGGAAAACCACAACATTAGCAGCAAAAGCAGCTATTTACTTAGTAAAACACCCTAATTCTAAGATAGTCATAGTCTCATTAACAGAAGATCAGGCTAAATTGATTATAGTAATGATTATAGATTATCTTGAAAAGCACCATTCAACCCTTATTTCCTGTGGAAAAGACAAGCCAACACAGAATAAGATAGTATTAAAGAACAAAGCAACAGCTCTAGCAAGACCAGTAGGAACAACAGGGGACGCAGTGAGGGGATTTACTGGAGATGTTCTTATTATTGATGAAGCCAGCCGTATGCCAGAACTAGCTTTTACAGCTGCAAAGCCAGTTTTACTAACTACAGCAGGGCAAATATGGCAATGTTCTACCCCTGCAGGTAAGCAAGGCTATTTTTACAATAGCTTTCAGAACAAAAACAAGAGGTTTAAGATATGGCATATATCAAGTGAAGAAGTAATTAAGAAAAGACAAGTAAATGGCAACTGGACGCAACAAAAGAAAGAACAAGCTTTAGACTTCTTAGAGAGTGAGCGTATGGATATGAGTGAGTTGCAGTATGGACAGGAGTATTTAGGATTATTTTTAGATGATTTGAGAAGATTCTTTGATGATGAACTAATAGCTAAGACTTGCGTATTGAAAAGACCTAAAAGTATTATAAGGAAAAACAACTATATGGGGGTAGATATAGCGAGACTAGGTAATGATGAAAGCTCTTTTGAAATTGTTAATGCAACAAATAGAGAACAGATTAAGCAAACAGAGAATATCGTAACAAAGAAACAATTAACAACACAGACAGAAGATAAAATCAAAGACTTAACTCAAATATGGAATAATGATAAAATAGGGATTGACGCAGGCTCCGGAAGTTTAGGAGTAGGGATATATGACCACTTACTAAAAGATCCAATAACTAAAAGAAAAATTATTGCTATGAATAATAGAAGTATATCCTTAGATAGAGAGGGAAAAAATAAGCAAAGGATATTCAAAGAGGATTTATATGATAACTTAAAGGCTATGTTAGAACACGGAGAACTATTCTTACTTGATGATGAAAATCTCCAAAGGAGTTTAAGGTCTATTCAGTTTGAGTTTTTAAAAGACAAAGGACAACTTACAAAAGTTAGGATTTTTGGAAATTACTCCCACATTGTAGAAGGATTAATACGTGTTGCCTGGATCGCTAAAATGGAAAGAGTTAAAAAGATGTTTATCGATTATATATAATATGAAAATAACAGATAAATATATTTCAAAGACAAAAGCAGACAAACTAGAAAAACCAGACAAAGACAGGATTACATTAACCGACGACACATACGCTACTTGTGATTTTATTCAAGACCTAATTAACAAAATTGAGTGTTTGAGGTTAAGCTTAAGATAATGGGAGATGAAGGGATTTTTGCAACAACTGCAGAAGTAGGATATAAAGTCGGAGCTAATGCTAGCGCTGTCTCAAACGCAGAAGCTTATATTAATTCTTATATGACCCAGGTAGAGAGTTATATAAATTGTGTTTGTAGATTTAATTATACTGATACTTACGCAACATTAAACTTAGATGTGAAAGGAATATTAAAAGAGGTAGCGTCGAACTTAGCTGCAATTTATGTTATAAGTTATGATATGTCTGGCTACACTAGTAGGTATGAAGCTCAAATGATGATAGACTTATTGTATACTAGAGCACAAGAAGGATTAAGAGAATTAAAAGAAAAACAAACACAAACTTTTATTAATGGAGCTTAAAAATGACTAATATACCTACACTTACAAGGAACCTTCCTGAGGCTAAGATTGCTAGCTACGATTTTATAGAATTAACATCAGGAACAGGATATATTAGGTTTTATCCAACAATCTTAGAAGATAAAAGAGTTTTAACAACAAATGTATGTTATTCTAAAGATATAGTAGAAAAAAGTGTTAAGATGGATACAATTGTTAATACAAAACAACTAGACCACAACTATGATACTAATATAAATATGCCTATGATAATAGAAGGTTTAGGAGTGGTTAATATAGGTATAGCCCAACAAAGTGGAGCAGGTGGAACTTTCGCTACAAGGGGGACTATTATAGCAAAATTAAGGAAATATTCTGGTTCTACTGAAACAGATATTGCAACTAATGAAAGCGAGCAGTATGTGAATGCAGCGCAAAACACAAAATACGATATGACAGCAATAGATTTAACAATCCCGAAAACTCATTTTAAAATAGGGGATATATTAAGATTAACGATAGAGTTATGGGGAGTTGGAAACACTAGTGCTTCTTACGTGTCTTATGCAGCAGACCCAAAAGGGAGAACTACAGACTGGGATACAACTGGGGTAGTCCCTTCTACTGCAACCATAGATATACCTTTTAAGGTGGAATTATAAAAATGGCAGAATATAATATCTCAAATACATCAACAACAGAACTCACCTCTAAAGTAGATGATTTTAGCGTAAGTGCAAAGACTCTAGATGAAGCTGGAACTATGGAAACTTGGTATAATAGTCCTAATTGGAGCGAATACTTAGGATATTATAAGAGTATTCCAGAATTAAAAAAATCTGTAGACGCTTTAGCTTGCTGGACTGCTGGAAAGGGTTTTAAAGCTAATAATCACGATTTAGTAGTTTTAGGTAACATTATAGGCTGGGGAGAAGATACATTTTCTAGTATAATGCAAAATATGATTATTGTTAAGAAGATAAACGGAGATAGCTTTGCAGAGATTATATTAAATCCTAAATCTGGAACTCTTGTTAATTTAAAGCCTTTAAACCCTTCATCAATAAGAATTGTTGTTAATAATAAAGGATTAATTATAAGATATGAAGAACTTAACCTTAAAGGGAAAGCAATAAGAAAAATTGAGACTAAAGACATATTACATCTTTCTAATGATAGAATTGCTAATGAGATACATGGAGTATCTGTTATTGAAGCTTGTAAATGGGTAATAGACGCAAGAAACGAAGCTATGAGCGACTGGAGAAGGATATTACATAGAAATCTAGCTGGATTAAGGATTATTGAAGTAGATGAAGATGACCCTACTAAATTAAACTCTCTTAAAACTCAATGGGCTACTGCAATAAATAAAGGAGAAGTTTTGATATTACCTAAAGGAACTGCTAGCCCAGTTAATATAAACCCACCTACAAACCCTGAAAACTGGATAAAATACCTAGAAAACTTCTTTTATCAGGCTGTAGGTATACCAAAGATTATACTAGGTGGAAGTCAGGAGTTTACAGAAGCCTCCTCAAAAATAGGGTATTTAACATTCGAGCAAGTATATATAACAGAACAAAGACTATTAGAAGGAGACTTATGGTCTCAATTAGGCATAAAGATCGAGTTTGAAAGACCTGTAAGTTTAAAAGAAGATGTTGTTGGAAGTGAAGAAAAAAACACAGGTCAAACAGGTATTCAAGATAATGAGGCTCAAGTAGGAGTAGGAAGGACAGAATAATGGAAAATATAGACTATAGAGTAATATGTGTAGGTATGATATGTATCACGGCTTTAGAGTGCATAGCTTTGAATATGGGCATTAATGGAACTTTATTAAAAGGTGTATTAATTGTCTTAGCACTAGCAATAGGCGTAACAATACCAAAACCAAAATTATCATAAAATGGCAATAAGAGCAAAAAAGGATTTAAGTGGCTGGGAAAGTTATAATCCAGACCAGATAAAACCAGAGAAAACAAGTAGTAGTAAGACAAGTAGTAGTAAGACAAGTAAGACTAGTAAAACTCCTGTAGAGCCTGTTAAGCCAGTATCTAATAAACCTAGAATAAGGAGAAATGAAAAAGGAGATATATGTGGTATTATATTCCCAGACGGAAGAGATATATCTGCTAAAGCTGGAGAAGTTAAGGGGTTACTAGCTAATTATACTAATAAACAAGCTGGAATAGCTGGTTCTGTAGAAGATATAGATGTAAGAGAAGAAGCTAGGAAAAAAGCAGCAGCTCCAGGAATACTAGAGGAAGCTGGAGTATTTGAAGAAGTAACACCTACAAAGCCAGACTTACAACCAGAAACTCAATGGCAAGAAGGAATTCCACTTTTTGGATCTGGATTGGGAGCTATAGAGAATGTTTTAGTTAATGCAGCTAGTAAAGGCTGGATGCCTGGCTTTTCTGTTGGAAAAGGAGCAACTGGAACTGATGAATATCTTATTATGACTGATGAAACTATGAGAGAAGCAGCTTTAAGAGAAATCAAAAAAAAGAATTATGAGAAAGGTGTAAGTTTAGCAGAGAGTTTTGGGACTCTTATTGAAGCTGTACCAGTAGCTGGAAGTTTAGCTAGAACTTACGCAAATGGTTTAACTCAAACACCAAGTGGAAACGCAGATAAAGTTATCGATGAGATAAACAAAATAAAAGAAGCTGCGTCTACAGGTCAAGAAAAAGTAAGGAATGGATTAGAAGACCCGGAATATGGATTAACTAGAGCTAGAAGTATGGAAGAAAACCTAGCAAGATTAGAGGGAAGATTAAAAAGCCTTATAAATACAAGTGCAATTTTAAGGTCAAATTCAGACGAAGTTAATAAAATAGAAGAACAAATACTAGAAGCACAAGAGAAAGTAAGTAGATATAGAATAGCCTCTACTTATGGTTTTACTGCACAAATAACAGGTACAGGAAGGGTTATCCCTACAGATGAAGCCTTATATATGGAGCTTAAAGAACTTAATGATTAAAATGGAAGAAAAAATAGAAGAAACAAAGGAAGAAGAAAAGCCCTTACCAGAGCTTAAAGAGCTTGTAGAGAGGCTAGAAACAGCTAACAAGGAATCTAGAGAGATACAACAGAAACAAGAGGATTTAATAGCTAAAAACCTTATAGGTGGTAATACAGACGCTGGAATACAAGCACCAGAGAAGAAAGAGGAAACACCTGCAGAATATAAGGATAGAGTATTAAAAGGAAACCTTTAAATAGTGTTAAAAGAATAGTATCATATGACAAACGAAGCAGTTTTAATAGTAGAATTAGAATGTCCGATTGGTTTTACTTGTGCAGATGGCACAGGAATTGAAAAAGGAGCTATACTTATGTTAAGCGACCCTATGACTGCAGCTTTAGCTACTGGAGATGAGGATTTTATAGCTGGAATTGCAGCAGAAGAAAAAATCGCAAATGATGGTAAGACTAAAATATCCGTATATAGGAGTGGAATTTTTAGAGTATTAGCAGGTGCAGCAGTTACAATAGGAGACGCAATCAGTACTTACGCTTCTAGTGGAGCTACTAATGAAGTACGCGAAGCACCAGCTACAGCAGTTTCAAGTAAAACTTTAGGTATAAGTTTAGAATCTGCAGACGACACTAATACTTTTTTAATGGACTTAAGACCTGGTGTAAACCCTACAGCATTTGCATAATAATAATATAATATGGCAGACACAAGCGCACAAGCAGAAATAAGAAAAATTGATATTGATAAGCTAGCAAAAGGCTTTGCAGATGAAGAACTAGTTTTAAAGAGATTTGTAACGGTTTCCCCTACATCTGCAAGAGAAATAAGGTGGTATCAAAAGACTGCTGGATTTCTAGACTCTACTGATACAAGTGATATTACAACTTCTCAAATTGCTAATGTCGCATTTAAAGCTAGACCAGTAGTAGTAGAGCAATCATGGACTAGAAAAGCTAGTTATGTTAGAAAATATTTTGTAGAAAGTCCTTGGATAAGTGAAGAAGATATTAAAGATTGTGATTTGGATATATTGGCTACTAATGTTAGAGACTTAGTAAGTGCAGTATCTAATCAAACCGAAATTAGAATTTATGATTCTATCACAGGAGACGCAAGTATTAACACAAGTGCTTCTACACAAACAGGCTGGGACGACACAACAAGTGGAAATCCTATTTTAGACATTATGACTATGAAAGAAGGTATTAGAAATTATAGATATAACCCAGAAGGAGCAATATTATATATTCATACTGCAGAACATAAACATTTATTGAATTTCTTAATTAGTGTTAAAGGGTCAAGTATTCCAAACTTTGCAAGTCAAAAAGTAGAGACTGGCGTAGTAATGGAATTATTGGGTTGTAAAGTAGTAGTGAGTATTAATGCAACAACCGACCAAGCTTTATTGTTTGTTCCTGGAAGGACTGCAACCTGGAAACAATTTGTTCCTATAACATCTGCAATTATAACAGACGTAGGTATAGGAAGAAAAATAAGAGTATGGGAAGAAGGAGAGTGTATAGTAACAGACCCAAGAGCAGCATATAAATTAACAGATACCTTAACCTAAAATGACAAAAGAAAATTGCCTTAAGCTATTGAAAGAATATAAAGAAAGAGATATGAGCTTAGCTTATGAAGATATGAAGAAACATATATTAACTTCTAGAAAATTTGAAAATGACCCTATTATTGATGAGTTACAAGAAGCCCCTATTAAATCTAAAAAGGTTAAATA